ACCACTAGGTAACAACCCTAATTGTGAACCAAACTTTAAAAAGTCATCCATAGCATGTTCCGTCATAATCATAAACAATTCCATTCTGTTATTTACCAAATCAATATAAGCAATTTCCAACACTTGATTTATTTTTTCATCAACAGTCATGTTAGATGGATCCTCACCAACATGTTCAATAAGTTTATCCAATCTTTCTTCCTGTTCTTTTAATTGTGAAATAAAATCATCGAATGTAAAGTTTTTGATTTCAACCAACTCTCTGAACACTCTATTTGTTTGTAAAAAATCTAAGAACTTTGATTTTGTAATATTTTTTCTTTTCATTGAATAAGCAACCTCTGTAGGTCTAACAAGGTTTTCAATCGCATGGATATAATACATATACCTGTAAAATAATCTATCAATCGCGGGTATTCCAAAATGACCTCTTCTTTGTGTTGCCTGATAGTCGGCATCAGGTCCCATTAAACCAAATTTTTTCGATTGTTTATCGTATTTGTGTTTAATCTCGTGAGCTAAAGATGAAACATGTTCGTCCCTTTCTTCTTCCATTTTTTGGATGAGTCCCTCAGGTTCCCAGTTTTCACCAACAGCGAAGGTTATTGTTAATTCCAAAGTGGTTGAGGGTTGAGTTTCTTTCATATAAACATCTCTATTGAATCCGAAGGCTCCTCCCATTCCCATTGAGGTGATATCTAAGACACCTTCTTCACCATCGATAGTTTCTATATTAACTTTAAGTTCATATGAATCAATTTTGACTTTTTTCTTATCACCTAATTCAAATTCAATATTACCATCAAATTCGTATTCATCTTCAATACTATCTATTGATTTGATATCTCTTTCTACAATATCATATAACATATCAGCAGCTTCTAAAATGTTATCAGGAACCCCTAAAGCTTCGGTAATTAGTCTTAATTGATTTTCGGTGATAATAATATTTCTCATAACAATAAATATATTGGGGTTGTGATTTAACCCACAACCCCAACCAAATCATCAAGGTGGTGATCCAAATCCATTTCAGATCTAATCTGACGACGGTCCATCATATGGACTATCTCAGTAATTTTATAAGGAAAATAACCATTGCCATCCATACCCACATCCAATCGTTTTCCTTTACCCCATTTATCTTTAGCGGAAAAATGAACGTGTCCGTGAAGATGAATTGATCCTTTACTCAACTTATTCCAACTAGCAAATGGATAGTGAGATAAAACAAAATTAACATCATCTATACTTACTTCCAAATAGTTAGAAACAGATAAAAACCTGTCTCTTATATCTTCTCTATTCTTTGTTATGTGTTGATCGTGATTACCTAAAACAAGATGGACATTTTTACAAACAAGACGATCTAAAAATTCACCTATTTTTTCAAATCCACCAAAAGCCACATCACCTAAATGAATTAAAGTATCATTTGGTCCAATTTTTTGATTGATATTGTTAATAATAACCGAATCCATCTCATCCAAATCTTGAAAATTTCTTGTTTGGTCCATAGGAATTTTACCATCTTGTGTTCGCCAGTTTGTAACGCCACGACAAATGTTTTTGTGATGGTAGTGAGTATCGGATGTAATCCATACCGTACCACTTGTTAATAGTTTATCAAATTTCATCATAATTTTATTTCAAAACGATTTTTCATTTGTTCTAATTTGTCTTCAGGAACTCCGTGTTCATTACTACCTCCGTGTCTATTTTCAACGATTATTGAAAAGACTTTATATCCGTGTGTTTTTGCCATTTCAAGGTAAGTTTCCATTTCCCATTCTTGAGTAAATGTGTTTGAAACGACAATTTTTGGTATTTCTTTTATCATATCCATATAAACCATATCGTGACACCACTCATGAGCCCATTTAATTTTTGAGCCATCAAATTTATATTCACCGTTCCCATCTATAAAAAACATATCGGCTTCGTAATGTTCTCCACCCAAAGTTTTTGCAAATGTTGATTTACCACTTCCTGGTATTCCTCTTACTAAATAAATCATTTTTTCCATAGTACAAAGATAGGAAAAAAACGGCATAAAAAAAGGGAGTTTATCTCCCTTATTTTTTTGTTATTATATTAAAATTATAGACCTAAGTATTTTTGAATCGCAGCCTTTGTAGCCGGCCCTGAAATTCCGTCCACTTGTAATCCTGCGTTGAAACAAGAATTTAATTTATTTTGTACCTCTCTAATTTGAGATGAAGTTTGTTCTGAAATAATCGCTCTTTCGATTAAATTATTTTTTAGTTTTCTATACTGTTCCTCAGTTATTTTTAATTTTCCCATTTTTTTCTTTAATCTGCAGTCATTGAGTCGAATGTCGATGTACCTAAGTTAGGGTCTTTAGGTGTTTCTGTTTGACCCCCTGGTTGATCTCCTCTCCAATTCAAAGGTTTATTTTCTTTATCATCTTGCGTTGATGTACCTCCGCATTTTTCATTTAATTTTTTTATCACTTGATCGTAGTCAAAGGTATATCTAACACCAGTTCTTCTTTTTCTTCTAACAGGATCTTGAGTAGAGGAACCTTTTTCTTTAGGACATCTCCAACCTGAATTTTTATAACCTTCAATGTCATCGCCCCAACCACATTTAGCGGCATTTACTCTGAGTTCAGTATCATTTTTTGGTTTTGGTGGAGTTACTTCTTCTTTTTTAGGTGTGTTTTTAACTAATTTTTCGATCGGAAGCCAAACATAATTCAACCATTCACCTTCATTATCAATATCACCATCAATTGCTTCAAATAATGTTTCTCCGTACATTCTATCATATTTTTCAGCAACAGCACATAAATCGACAACTGTTTCACAACTTTGTAATGCTCTTCTAAGATCATTTAAATTAGTCCAACCAAATGTTGATAAAGCATCTCTAATATCTTTTGCCAATTCTCTTTGTCTACCATCATCTTTTGTTGGTTTTGTAAAGTTCTTTTTGTGTGTACGACAAAAAGTCATTGTTTTCTTAACTTTATCGTAACTTTTACCACCTGAACTTAATAAATAACCCAAAGCACCTCCAGCAACAGCTCCAATAACAGCCCCTATCGGTCCAAATGATGCACCAATCAATGCTCCCGTACCAGCATTAAGTGCGGTCCATCCTCCTGTCGAAGTAGGATCAGCTTCTTCTAACTCACCATCATGATTTTCAATATTTAGTTCCTCGGCAATTCGTCTTTTATGTAAACCAAGTATTCTATTTTTTTCATCTTCATTAAGAAATAACTTATTTTTCATAGTATTTTTTTCTTAATAAATATACGGAAAATAAAAAAAGGTGAGAAAACTCACCTTTAATTTAGGGTCGACATTGAATATGCCAACTTCTCCACCACCTTATTTTTTTGAAACAAGGAAACTATAGTCTATACATCCATATTTTTGTATCTTCGTAAGTATTAAATATATCATTAAAAACTAAACCATCAATACTTCCTGATACTATATTATAATTTAAAAGACTACCACTTATATTACCCCAAGGTGTGTCATATAAAGTCAACTTGTAAGTTGTAGGTGTAACTCCTAAATTATATTTAGATGGGTACCCATTAAATGTGTAATCATCATTGTCGATAAAAACCAAAGTGTCCGATCTACTATCATCGTGAAAATCTGTGTTCAAAACTTTAGTTATAACCCAAGTCTGGCCTGCAATTGATAAAGTACTATCAACAAAAGTAGAGTCTGTTACTATTGGTGTAGGGTCCAAAGGTTGTTGTGGTTTTATATCTTGTTTATAACAAGACATTAACAGGGTCCCACTAAATAAAAATAAAAATAATTTCATCATACTAAACTTTCAATTTTGTTTCTAACTTGTTCACCTAAAGTAACTTCACTAACGTTAGTCAAGATTACGGACTCTTTCAAAATTTTATTAGGTATATGTACCAAGAATGTATTACCGTCAAAGTAGGATAAATCTTGACCTAAATTCAAAGCTCCGTCAACCATCTTCAAAAAGATTTTAAATTGTATTGGATCAACGAAAGATTCGGTAAGTAAGTTACCAAATTTATCATTGATAATTCTAATCGTGTGGTTGAATGTCGTTTTTATCATTTGTGTTTTATTTCTACAAATATAGAAATTTTTTTTGTTTAAAAAAACTATTTTAAAATTTTTTCAATAATAGAAGTTAATTCTTTGGTTTTTTTATTTTTTGGTAAATCTTCTTTTTTGAAATACCTACAACTAGTATGTTCGTGTCCATGGGACGCTTTATCTAAATTTGGTTCTTCCTTTTTTTTACTTTCTTTTAAGAAGACAAACATCATACCCGTTTTTACATTATTTTCATTAGAAGTGTGTATCATACCAACCAAATCAATATTAGTATCCACTTTAATATTTGTTTCTTCATAAAACTCTCTGATCGCTGTTTTTCCTGGTGATTCTCCGTTCTCCATACCACCGGCAGGTATTGACCAAATATTTGGTAATGTTTCTTCGGGTGATCGTTTACAAAGTAAAACCTCATCACCATATTTTAAAATTATACCAGAACTTTTTCTAAACTTTTTCATTGATATTTATAAATATGAAATTAAAAATAAATGACAATCTTTTTAATATAAAAAGTGTTTTAACATCTAAAGACACTCAAAATGGAATGATGAATAAAAAATTCGACGATTCATTTGATGGTATGTTATTTCTTATGAAAAAAGAACCTCATTCTTTTTGGATGAAGAATTGTATTATTCACTTAGATATAATCTATATTGATGGTAATGTAATCAAAAAAATACATCATAATTGTAAACCTTGTATGTCAGATGATTGTGAACATTATGAAGGTTTTGGTGATATGATTTTAGAACTACCTGGTGGAAGTTGTAAAGAATATCAAATTAGAGAGGGTAATGAGATAACTTTATTTTAATGAATCAATAAATTTCATTACTGGATCATCAGATGGGACATTATTAAAATCTTTTTTTTCTAATTTTGGTTCTTCTTTTTTTGTGTTGAGTAGTGAAGAAAGAGGGTTATAATTTTCTTCATCAGAAACATCTCCATTTTGGTCTTCTAAAGTATTAACTATTTTTTCCAACTGATCTTCGGTAATTAAATAATTTTTCATACCATATAAATATCACTCACTTTTAATTTTTACTTTTGTTTTTTCGTCAACAAAAACTTGAACTCTTCCTCTGGCAACTTCACAATAATTTGGTGATAATTCAATTCCCAACCATCTTCTATCCAATATCTCAGCCGCGACTAAACTGGTTCCTGAACCGGCAAATGGGTCCAAAACTACATCATTCTTGTATGATAATATTTTGATCGCTTTGGTCGGGATGTCCATCGAGAAGGTCGCCTTAGTGAGAGATTTAGTGTCAGCAAAATAATTCCACTGACCAAAGACAAGCTCCATAAACTCTTTTTTATCATTTTCTTGGTAGACCATTTTATTTCTTCTTGTTCCATCTTCATTTTCAATTTCCGTTAATTCACCAGTCCATTCAGGTTGTCCTTTTACTTTTTTAATGTGTTTATTTTTGTAAGCCAAAATTACACACTCTTTAGGATTATAAATGTAAGGTGACGACGGACTCATCCAAGATCCCCAAGCTGTTGTCTTACTCCTGTGAGGTGATTGTTCTTCAAGATCGACAATACCAAAGAAACCGTAACCAATTTCTTTCATAATCTGCCACATCTCTGACACAAAGAAAATACGACCACCTTTTTTCTGACGATTGATTTCGTATGGAATGTTCAAAGCGATTCTTCCATCATCTTTCAATAGTCGATAAGCCTCAGATAACCAGTCCTTTGCAAACTCGACGTACTCATTGAATTCTGTGTCATCTTCATGAACATCGTAATCAATTCCAACCCCGTAAGGTGGAGATGTTACTATCAAATCCACAGATCCTTCTGGTAACGTTTTCATCACCTCTATACAATCTCCATTTATAATTTTTCCTGTTTCTATCATTTTTTAAATTCCTGCTGTTATGTGGTAATAATAACCTTTTGATGTCATATCCCCAAATGATTTATAAATTTCATATCTTTTATCATCATAGAACATATCTGTGACAATTTCAACTCTACAACCAACATCTTTAACTTCAAATCTAATTTTTTCTACATCAAAGTCTTCTTCTAATGGTATATCATATACCAATATGTTACCCTTACAATGATCTTCTATAATAAGATAAGCATCTTGACTACAATACTTTTCTTCGTGATCACATTTTTCAAGATTAAGTTCTTCTGTTTCATAGACCAAATTTCCATCTTCATCTTCTACTTTCATATGAAAAGTTTCAGGATATGGACCTATTAGGGTGTCTAATTCTGAGTCTAAATAACTCTCAACCCCCAACACTTCACAAATATCATCGTAATTCATTTCATCAAACTCGACTCTTTTATCTCGAAAAGTGTTGTATTGTTCTGTGTTTAATTTGAACGGGTAAACTTCCGCACCTCTGTGTCCTAATGTAATTTTGTAGTATTTCATATTATTATAGATTAAAAAATGTAATCAATTATAGAGTATAAAACAAGACCTGTCCCAATTAACCAACTTAAAATTAAAAAAATAGCAAAAACTCTATAGTTTCTTTCTACTTGATCTTTTGACCTTCCTTGAAAGTCGTTTGGGTTCCAATCTTTTTCCATAGTTAAATAAAATTTGAAATCATTTGAGCCAATTTATATCCTGTGAATGCTCCTGCTGCTGCAGATCCTGGAAGAATAATGAACTTTCCTAACATAGTTTCATATTTCTTTCTATTCACAATATAAGAAATCAGTACGTAATAAACAATATAATTTATAAGAACTAAAAAGTCTAGTTCTTTTGCCGCAAACACAACAATAGAGTTACCTAAAAAACCCCACATAAAGTTAATAAGAGTTTCTCTTAATAATTCATTTGGTGTCGTAAGAGCATCCCAAACACTGATCTCTTTATCAAAACCTGTTTTACTTTTCGAGTGTTTCGATGTGGTGTTGGAGGTACCATAGTGCTTTTCTGAGATCCTCAAGTTCTTTATTTTTTCCTTTTTTTCCTGCACGTGATATATATTTTACTGTATTTCCTAAACTAAATCCTAAATCCCAAGCATCAATAACTTTTATTGCTTCATAAAGATTATTTTCACCTCCATAATGTTGTGGGTGATTAACTTGTTCTACTTTCGGTTCTGGACATTGACAAGGTCCCGTCCCACCACATACACATCCTTTCTCCATTATTCTTCTTCTCTATATTCTTTTAACAACTCATCGTTAGACATTGTTCCATATTTTCCGGTAAGACCATCCGTATCAACAAATGAGGTCATCATTGTTTTTGTATCGTAAAGTAGTTGTGCAACGTACAATGAGTTAACAATCTCACGAACAATTTTATATGGATCGGCATTTGATCCTGGTCTACGATCTTCAACATATCCTTTCCATTCTTTTGCCGTGTCCTGAGGAACTCTAATTGATGCTCCACGATCAGATACCCCCCAACTGAACTTATCAATTGCTTGTGTTTCATATTCACCTGTTAATCGTAAATGATTGTTTGATCCGTATGCCTTGATATGGTCTTCGTGTCTCGATTCAAGTGCGTTGAATAGCGCCATGAAGTATTGTTCATTCCCGTCAAATCTCATCATGTCTGTTGAAAAATTTGTGTGGAGTCCTGACCCATTCCATTCTCCATGAGTAATGGGTTTTGGGTGGAGTTCAATGTGATAACCATAGTTCTCAGCAATCTTGAATAGGAAGTATCTAGACATCCAAAGATCATCTCCACCTTTTAATTTACCTTTTGAAAATACTTGATATTCCCACTGCCCAAGTGCAACTTCAGCATTTGTTCCAGTAATATCAATACCATAATGAAGACACATATCTAAATGTTCCTCAACAAATGGACGACCAACAACATTATGACCTACACCACAGTAGTACTCACCTTGACCTTTAAGGATATTTCTCTTATGACCCAAAATGTTTCCATTCACTTCTTCACGAATAAAATACTCTTGTTCAAAACCAAACCAAAGATCTTCGAATCCTTCACCGATTTCTGATCTTATATTTGATTGGTGTGGTGTTCCATCTGGGTTTAATACTTCACATAAAACATAAACGGTGTTGTTTTTAAGTGTAAAATTAAGTGGAGCGTAATGTCTCACAGGTTTTAACAAACGATCAGAGTTTCCCGTGTCAGCTTGATTTGTTGATGACCCATCAAAATTCCACATAGGAAAATTTCCATCAAGAAATGCGTTCTTAACAGATTCGTAGTCAACAATCTTAACTTTACTTCTTAGGTTAGGTTCAGGTTTATATCCGTCTAACCAAACATATTCCAATTTAATTTTCATTTCATTTTATTTATTAGATTTATTATTTCTTCTTCTGTAAAACCTTCACGAAATAGTCTGTAAACTTTGCGTGAGAAATCGTCGGTGCAAATAATTGCATCGGCGTCTAAATAGGTCATAAGATTTGGGAGGTTATTTAAAATGTTTTCTTTTTTTAATATTCTCTTATTAAATCCCATGACTTATTCTGTTTCTTGTTTTTCTTCTAGATTTTTTGTTTGTGAGATAAGCCCCGCAATTCTTCTTTTGAATAGGGGTAATAATGTTTCATTAACAGGAAAAATTCCGTTTGATGTCATTTGAAATACTGGTCCCATTCTCTTGTCTTTTGGTTCGTATGTAGAAAATGTAGATATTATTTTCGGAATGGTCAAATCTCCGATCTCATCAAAATAAATTAAATTTATATTTGCCATTCTTTGTGGATTAGTTTTTGTTTCTTTCTTGATAACATACTCCCATACATAAGTTTTTTTACTTTCTGTTTCAGTGTAATAGAAATACCCTTTTGGATGTAAAATATTTTTTTTGTTTCTTTTGATCTTCATATCTAAAGAATCAAAAACTATTGTCCAAACAGATTTGGCAACATTAAAATATTCCATAATTCTTGGTGCCGAATAAGATAAGATTTTTCTAAACTCTTCATTTTCTTCATCAGACATGGTTGGGGCATCTTTGACTTTTAGATCCTTAACCATAATCTCATCATCTACGGTGTTCAATTTTTTATCCGTGTAGACAATTTTCTTATCTCTCATAAGAGCTTGTATATTCATTAAGTGTAATGATAATTCAATGAACCCTGGATATAACTCTAATTTATCGAGTTTATCTCCCATCTTTTGAAAATAAGAAAGTAGTTTGTATTCTTTGTATTCTCTATCAATAGGTTTTTCGAACATCCAATCGGTGTTCATCAAAAATTCTATTTTTTTTCTTCGTGCCATTCATAATAAAAATATGATATATTGTTCAACAAATAAAGACCTAACTAGCCCTCATCACAAAATACCAATCGCCATTTACCTGTGTTTCAAACATTTCTCCATCATAAGAGTTTAATAGATTACCATAACCATCACTATTTACGACAATATCCGTAACCTCATCTAAATCAACAAAATCCATTATAAAACTTTTTTCATAGCCGTAGTGTTTAATAAAATCATCAATATCATCAACATATTCATTAACTCTATCATTGATTTCATTCTGTATGGAACTTTCATCATAACCACCTTGTGGATCTTCTATAATTTCTTCTATTGTCTCTTCTAACCCTTCAATTTTTCCTTCAATTTTTTCGTATTCTTCGTCAGACAATTCCTCACTTTTTAATCTATTATTTAGATTTTCTATAGTTTTTTTTAATTGATTAACTTGATGTTGTTGATTTGTAGATAATTCAAGTCCTATATCATAGTTTTCAGGATCATCTCTAATTATATCTTCATAAAAATCTTCTAA